TAATCCACGGGTTTTTTTTTATACAGAAGGTTTTTATTAGAAAGAACCTCCGGTGATAGGATTGCGCATTACAATCTTCAATACTTTTGTAGGGTCTTTTACCCATACAGCAGGCATTGTCTGACTCATGAATACACGGTATCCATTGAATTGACCAGAAGATTGGAAACCTTGGGTACGACCCATGTAATCCATAGTACCATTTTGGTAGAACCACTTCAATTGATTATCCCAAGCAAGTTTCAACATGTAAATGTTATCATTTACGTTGTCAGTTACATCAAAGATAACAAAGTTGTAAGAAGACAAAGGATTACCATCAATAATAGGATTCTCAATATCATTGGTATGCAAGTTATCAAACGCAGGGTTCAATACAAACTTAACGTTAGCCAAGAAAGGAATAACGTAGCTAGTGTATGCATAACCAAAGTTCAAGTCCATTCCTTTACCAGAAATAGCCCCGATATCTGCAGCCTGAATAACCAAACCAGATTGGATAGCTTCACGCTTGATAGCATCATTAACAAGCTTCATACCACCAATACCAGTTTGAACTACCAACTGACGCTTTGGATCTGGACCTTTAAATTCAACTTTACCAGCATAGAAGTTATAAAGTTCAGATTTGAACAAATCTAAGTTAAAGCTAGACTTATTGTAGATACGCTTGAAAGAGTTATCCAACTGCTTCCACAAACCCACAGAAAGACGTACATCATCTGGACCATCTTGCTTAATCTTACCACCTTGTCCCCACATCAAATAAGTTTCAATGTCAGAAGCAATTTTGGTCAAGTGAGCAGCTTCCATCTTAGTCAAGAAAGAACGTGACAAATCACCATTATCAAATGCACGCTTAACTGCATCTTTACCCATGATTTGAACCATAGATTCCAAACTAGTAATAGAAGGATCAGAAGTAGTACCGAAGTTTCTCCAGATCTCAGTTACAGGAACAGTACCATCAGCATTCATTCCACCTTTCAACATCAAGTCAGCACGACTAGATACTGAATAGTGCACGTGTGCTTCAGCTCCACCTACAAAGTTGTAGAACTCACGGAAACCTGCAGAGTATTCTCCAATATCAGAGAAACGCTCACCATACTCACCACGAGCAGAACCTTTACGGAAGATTTTAGTACCAGATGCAAGATATTTGTTATCCAAATATTTAGCATTGTCATTGTTTACCAACTGTACAGTGTAGATAAATCCATCACCAGTTGGGATAATGTCATCAGCAGTGATGTACATTTCAACACCATTATACTTATCATAAGTAATGATGTCACCATGACCAAATGTACGCTTGTTCAATTTGATCTGGAAAGTGCTACCGTCAACACCTTTAGTTACATTAGCAGACTGGATGTCTTCAATGATGTAAGGAAGGTCTTGAGCTACAGGTACTTGCCACTTGTACTCACCTCTGTGGTTGTCAACATTGATAATGTTTTTACCACCAAAACTAGAAAATTGATACAGAGGCATTTCTACCTTCTGAGTCATAGCCCAAAGATCTACAGGACCCATATCCATAGGTTCTGCACTCTTAAGCATGTTCACTAAATGGTATGAATCTACGTGTGAGCTAGCCTTGTAGCTGGTATCACGTAGGAAAATACCGTTGTTCAAACTTGGAGTTGCCATAATTTATATTATATTTTAAATTGTTTGCTTATCTTGAAAAGATGTTCTTCTGTCTTGGTAACTTACGAGACATCTTTGATTCTTTTTCTTCTGGTACACTAGATGCTATTCTATTAGATTGTTCAGTCTTTAACTGTCTAACAGTGCTTTCTACTGTTTTATTTTTGCCTATAGACATAATCTTTTCTTTATATCCATTTGGATCCGATAGTAACCAAAGTGCCTCAGCAATTAAGCCATGGTTTGGTTCTACAAACTGATACTTCTCCAACAAGTGTCCAAGCAAGTTTGTATTTTTACCAGATATTGAAGGATAGCTTGGTTGTACTAAACCAGAATAAAGTGCTGCTTGGGTTTTCTTATCAAGCTTAATACCACTTATTTCTCCTGGTTCAAGTGCTTTATATACACTATCCATATATTGTTCAGCTGCTGCTTGCTGTTGCATTTTTAAATGCTCTTGTTCAGCAAGTTTTCTTTCAACAACTTGTTGCTGCATTCTGTCCAATTTTGGTTTAAATTTAGCAGCTTGTTGTTCTAGCTTACCTAAATCTTTCCATGTTTCAATTTCCTCACTAATGTCATTATCATCGCCAAAGTTAGTTGCTTGTAAATAAGCTCTAACAATTTGCTCTTGATCCATTTCATCAGTAGGATCTAAACCACGGATTTCTTCAGATGCAGCTAATGCACCAAACAAACCTCTAAGATCACTACCTCCATTTGCAACATATTCAGCTGCAAATTGAAGTTCTTCAGGTAAAGATTCAAAGAACTCTTTTGGGGTTTGCTCTTTTACTTTACGCTCTCTTTCTTCAAAGTTAGCTTTTAAAAGATCTTCCCAATCTTTAAGAGTGTACTCAGACATGTCTTTGTCATCATCAAATGGTATAAGAAATTCTTCATCAATTAATTTAGAAATAACTTCTACCATTCCACTCTTATCTACTTTAGGCCTCCCTTTAGTAGATTTTTCTTCATTTGAATCATCTTCATCAGCATCATCTACAATTGCAGTAATTTCTTCTACTGCTTTTCTAGCATCTGCTACTTCAGAATCTTCACTACTTCCATCAATAAAACTCAAATCTGTTTCAGAAGTTGAGAATATTGACTTTTTTTCTTTTTCAGAATCCCCTGAATCTGGAAGCATTACACTTTCAGCTCCAGGAGTTCCACCAAATATTTCATCTAGATTAATGTCTACTTGAGATACTTGGGTTTGCTCATTTAAATTGCCGCTCATATAATTTGGTTTTGGTTTTTGTTGGTCTTACATTAAGAATATAATATTTAGAAAATTATAAACTTAAAATATTTTTATGTTAATATGCAAATCTTCTCACTATATGGCTAATTATTCTTAGCCCTTATTATTATTAGATTTACTATCATATTTGTTCTTATTTGTCCTTGCAATTTCAAGTTGTTTATTCATAACATCTCTTTTAGTTGCAAGTTCTTCTCTTTTAAGATTAATCATATCTTGACCTTGAGCCTGTCTAATAGCATTACCTTCTTTCTTTACTTCCATCTGCTGCTGAAATTCATCAGATCTACGGATTTCTTTTAAAGCATCTTGATAATCAGACATTTGATTTTGATTAATGTCTTCAGTGCTACCATAACCGGCACCTCTAATTTGTGCAACTAAGATATCCTTCTGTCTATCTTTATCATTTTCTTGCTGTTCAAATTGCAACTTCATCATTTGCTCTTGTTGTTGTGCTTGAATTGCTTGTTGTTGCATTTGTTGTTGCTGTTGCATTTCTTGTTGACGTAACTCTAATTGTTTCTCTTCAGCAGATTTAAGAATGTGAGATACTTCAGCAATTGATTCAGATTTGATAATATTACCTAAATCAAAAATACTAGCACCACTAGTGTTATTAGAAATTGCAAGTTGCTTTAATTGTTCTAGTACAGCTCTATGATTTGCTTTTGTTGTAGCAAAGATATTGAAATCTCTTAGTAAAAAACTAGAACCTTCAATTTCAAAGTTTACTTTCTCATCTGTAGATGTAACATATTGCAATCTGATAGAAGGTTTAGTACTATGATAGTATTGTGCCAAATCAGTTCTCATTTGATGTACACGGGGCATCAAATAATCACAGTGATTCATAAAATATACTTCTGTTTGAGCATATGAGTTTGCAGTTGCAATTCTCAAACCGGTTGCAGTAACCTGTTCAACTTGCTGACCCATTCTCTGAGGAGTTATACCAATTACTTCATAGGCTTGCATCTTAAAGTAATTTGATAACTGGATCCTTGATAATAATCTTTGAGTTTGCTCAAGATTTAATACTTGATAATGTTGGAAGTTAAGAGCATTCTCAGTGTTAGTAATAGACGTATCTAATGGTAACATCTGGAAATCTTTCATTGCAACATAAGCTTTTGCTAAGTTGTTTTTACCCCAATCTTCTCCTAATGAATGTCTTGGTAAAGCATTCTGATCAAGCATAATTACAGTACCTAACTCATCTACAAGTATATCAGCAATTTGGTTATTTACAATGTTATATCCAATCTGGAATGGTTTCATTAAATCTACAAGTGATGTAGACTTTGTATTTCTATCTGAGAATACAGAACCTTCAACTGGTAATTTACAACCATACAAGGTTGCATCACCTTTAAATTGAAATGGTACTCTTCCAGGTTTTTGTTTATTAATTCCAAGATATATAGGATTAATACCATCTGGAGAATAGTTATTCATTCCCCAATATGCCGGATAGTTAGGTCCAATTTTTACACCTCCCCATACTTCATTAATCCAAATCCAATCAATATGCTCACCGGCAATCAAGTTTTCTTTAGTCTTATTCTTAAATACTGTAGTATCATAGATTGGTTTTAATGTAATAACATAAGATTCATCTACTACATCCTGGATTACATCACCATTTTCATCTATTCTGATAAGATGACCTACTTTTCTTTGTGTCTTCCAATATATACTAGCTACTCTTAGCATATCTGTATTTCTGTAATCAAAATAGTCTTCTGATTCAGATAAGATCCATTCAACTATATCTCCACCACCTGTTGGTCCATCATACAAAGAAGTAAATTGTCTGTATGCTAAACCTGGTTGTCCAGTATTCCACTCGTGTGACTTTGTACCATCATAGTAAGATCCATCATTTTGCTGCCCTCCTATGGGATATCCTGCTGCTCTAGTAGGATAGATAGCTTCCATTGATCTTAGTTGCTCCTCATCCATTAAATAGCCGTATTTGTCAACAATATCAGCTACAGTCATCATGTCAATTTTACCAACCCAGTTACCTTGAGATACATAACGTACATCAGGTGACTTATGATAAAATGTTACAAGAGGATTCCATAATTCAACTTCATAGTCATCATCATTCATTTTAAAATGCCAGAACTCTCTATCTGTGATTAACATATCACGGAATGCACGTTCTTCTAATTCATCCATTTTAAAACGCTCATAATCTACACGCATTTGGTGTTCTGCCCATTCTTCAAGCATAGATCTATAATCTTTCTTAAAGAATCCTTCTATTTCAGGTAAAGATTTAAGACTTTCTGGAGATAAAGCTTGTTGAATTTCTGGATCTTCAGGATCTGCACCCATTTCCAACATCTTCATTGCTAACTTCTGCTGCGCATCAGATAACAATTTAGATTCTACCATTGCTCTTTTCTGCTCTAATAACTCATTGTAAGAAATATCATCAGTAGTTCTAAATGTAACTGTAGTATTTCTCTTTGCAAATTCAGAAACTAAAACATTTATTACGTTTGGAATAATAGGATAAAACTTTAATTCAAGTGCAGAAGAATCTTCTTTTGTTAATGTTTCAATTAAGTCAGCATATTCTGGATCTTCTTCAACTATATAATCAGCACGATCAATAATACCTTTGGCTAATTTGTAATTCTTTAACAGTCTACGTGCATTACGTCTAATCTGTTTCATACCCTGCCATTCCAACCAATCTAAATTCCATGCAGTCCACTCATCATTTTTTTCTTTTTTGGGTATAAATTGCATAGGTTGGGTAAGAGTACCCATTTTATTGTGCTCAACTTTTGCACCTGCTTTGACTTGTAAAGCGTTATATACTTGCATTGTATGTTATATTAGTTGCGGGGTTATTTTGTAAATCTTCAATGTTTAAATAATAAACTTCTTGATTAGATTCATACTCATAATATAAGTAATTGAGTTCTAATAACTTATAGTCAGTTGTATTTGTATAATAATTCATTATCTAAAATTCTTAAAAGCTCTTTTAGGTTTTTTTACTGTATTAAAGTTACTTGTACCTCCAATATGTCTAAAAGGACTCACTTTAAATTTATATAATTTTGATGTATTTTCCAAAGAATTGTTCACATCCTCTCTTCTTTTTACATAACCACGATTAGATTGTTGCACTGATGCAAATGCAATTAATGCACAAAAAGAAACCAAACGGTCAACGTTTACACCTGGTTGATATGCTAACATTTCTTTTAATAACATAGGGTCCGGGATTCTAGTTACACCATATGTTGTCTTATATACTTTACCATCATCACCAGTGACTTGATCTAATTCATCCCTTAAATATTCAATAGCATAAGATATAAGATGGTTCTTAAATAGATTACCAGTGTTTCTCCATCCATATTCCTGGTGTACAGATCTATTAGATCCAATATCTTTTAAGAATAGTGTTTGATCCTTTGTAACTAAATACCTCTGTTTCTTTCTAGACATCATGTATTGTATAAACAAAGAAACGTTATTTTCCACAAGAGTCCACGCATTATACCATTCTATTAATAACTCTAATCTCTCATGTGTTTTTTTAATATCATCAAATCTACCACACCATGCTGCTACTATACCATCTTGCTCTAATTCTACTTTAACTTCTTGACCATCGTCTCTTGTTATCTCCATAGTTGTCTTATAGATATAAATAGAACACAATGAATCTGAAGTAGTTGTTTTACCTTCACCTACTGGGTCAATTGATGCGTAGTACATACCAAATGTAGGATCTCTTTTAGGTCTTTCCCAAACTACAATACACCCTTCTTTATTCTCAGTATTCTTTGGTATTGGAAATTCCTTAATTGGTTGTTTGTTTGATTCTCTTATAACAAGTTCTCCTGAGTCTCCTCTGGATAAATCAATCAATTCATATGGATATTCTTTATCTTCACATCTTTTCAACTGTGCAGTTACAAGATTAACAGGAAATACAGATTCTTTCCTATAAGCAAAAGCTTCTTTTAAATTAGTAGGTTTCTGAGATATTCTTAACTGATATTGCTCTGGTGGTAACTCTCTCTTCATCTTGATTCTTTCTTCACGTATAGCCGCTAATGCTTCTTCTACTTGTGAATTACCATAATCATCAATGAAAGGAGGCATAGACCATTGTTCTGGTATAAATAACCCGGCCATTCCTCTAGTACCATGTTCATCTATCAAATCTGTTTCTACTGCATAGATATCGTTTATCTCTGGATTAAATACAAGATTCTTTAATGGTTCACATTGATCAAGATCTCCCACAGAACCTGCAGCTATAAACATACCCGTAGTAATCATACCCGATTGTAAGGCCGGTCTCATATATTCATATGTTTGATCTAACTTAGGCGCAATACCTGCTTCTTCATAAAAGAAATACTTAGTAGGACCACCGACACCTGATGTAGCTGATTTCTCAAATGACATACCCTGGATTGTTCCTTTCAATCCATTTTCAGTAACGCGATTACCCTTTCTTACTTCAATCTTCTGCTGCCATAACAAAACCTTTGAAGGATTCATAGGTCTATACCAAGCAGTATGCTCATTTAAGAATGATGCATATTCATCTAAAAACTTCCAGGAACCTTTATCGTTTATATAATCTTTAAGGGAAGCACCTATTTTAAGAGT